TACTAGTGTATCAATGCATGATACCATTGTAGTAAACATCTGTTCAGTAGAACTTTCGTCCGCACTCTGCATCTGTCTGACTTCTTCTAAACTTGGATATCTCATCATCATATAATACTGAGAATTAATCTCAATTTTCTTACTGTGATCTGGATTAAAGTCAACCTTAATTTCATTCACATCAATTACCGTATCGATTCTTTCTCCAGTGTCTTCATCCTCAAAGCCAAAAGCAATCTCGTTATTGACAGACTTTGCTCGGATGTTTAGAATGATAAACTCTAAGTCGAATACTGACAACTCATCGACATCAACCTCTTCCAAACAGTTGCTAATTACCTGCTTGATAGATAAAATAATTTGGTCCATGTCTTGAGATTCTTGTGCGATGAGAAGAATTTTCTCTTCTTTAACCGTAAAGGGTCTGTATTTCGCTTTTTTGCCCGTTGATGGAATCTCCAGTTCAAACAACGGTTGATCAATTTTTGGTAGTGCCATGTTATACTCCTATTGTATATTAATTATTAAAAAGATTTCAAAATTGTAGAAACATTCGTGACTTGATTAATTGCGTCTTGAATGTTTCTAGGTCGTCTCAAACCTCGAATCGCTTGTGTAAATGTATTTATGCTCGACAGATAAGATAGTAGTCCATTACCTCCACTTCCTCCAGCTAAGACATTACCAGACTTAGCGCCGTCTACTTTCAATTCATCGTATGTGAATCCTATTGGCAAGGTCATAAGTTCGCCTTGCGCTTCCCAAGCCTCAGTGATATTGCCAACTTGAACCGGATATGCGCCCGACATCTTATACGTATATGTGATGCTTTCTGATTGAAAAGAGTACACGATTATTTCAATAGTGGTTGCATAATCGCTTTTATATCCCATCTCGTATGGTAGCGCATCATCAACTTCAGATATTGGTCCCGCAGACGTATCATAGTTAATGATCTTCTGCATCCATCTATGAAAGAATTTTAAAACAGCAAAGTTGCTATCGACCATAAACACTGTGGGTAGAATAGGAAACTGTATAGACTGAGGTCGTCTAGTGATAGCACCAAACGATTGTTTCTGATAATCAGCAGTTTGTAAGTCTAATTCAGGCAAAGTCACGCTTCTACAAAAGAACTCAAGTTCTCTTGATAAATTTAATTCAACGCTATTATCTTCGTCATCATTGCCATCTGAGATTCCTGTGAATCCAGGTGGTGGCACAATTCTCACCAAAAACAGATTGGTTTGTGCTAATCCATGCTTATTGATCTGTGCTGAAAAATCGTTAATATTAAATGACATGTTGTTATCCTATGTTTCTTCTGGTATCTGCCCAGACTTGTGTTTTTGATGCTCCCTGGAATCTCTCTAATGGTAAGAATAGAGCAACGTCCCATTCAGAAGGGTATATGTACATAAATCTACTTCTGAGTTGAGATGTTAAATATCTCTTAACACAAGGTTTGAAGCCCTTATATTTAGCCGCATTGTCTAATAATTTATAGTTAATTTTCAGGCGAGTTGACTCATCATATCTCTGATTAGTTGCAGTATCGTACAGCGCATCCATAAGTTTAGCACGTAGCGTTAGTGGTAAGTAATGCATGTTCAGTCCGTAGAACCCACCAGCTACTTTCTTAAATGGAAATACAAGAGGCATTCTATCAAAATATGGTAGTTTGTCTTTAGTCTTCGCATCATAGTAGTACATGTACATCTGACCTACTAGAGGTCGTGCAGTCAATCTTTCAGCATCACCCTTCATGAGTTTACTGTCATTTACTCTTCGATATTCTTTGGCAGTGTCACGATACCAGTTACGGGCACCTTGAGTACGTGCCGGTACTTGTCCTGTTCGAACGCCTTTAGTTAGAATTTCATCAAAGAGAGTTGCCATTAGATTTCTACTACGCCTTCTTCAATTAATCGTTCACGATTTTTCATGTGTGCTTCATGAATTTCGTCTTTAGACTGTCCGTGATATGGCACTGCATGACCGTCTTCAATCATAATCTCAGTCATTCGCTTGACAGTACCGTCTTCTTGATCTAATAAGAAGTCACCAAGAATACGTCCAAACTTACCCTTAGCATCTTCACCACTCTTGTCTACTTCAGTCTTTAGTATCTGAATTGAGCCAAGAGGTAGCATATCTTTTACGTATGACTTCGCCGCAAGACCAAATTTCTTCTCTACTTTATCACGTGTTCTTGATTCGGGGGTGTCGATACCCATAACTCGTACACGTTCACGGTGCATCCATATGCCAAATCCTAAATCGATATCAACATCTACTGTGTCGCCATCGACTACTCTTAACACTTTACACTTATACTCGTACATCTATTCTTTCTCCATAAAACAGTTGCGCTGGGTTGTTTTATTGATTGATTGTTGTGCCCAGTCCAACTCCTGGATTATTCTATTATACCACTTAGAGTCCATCTCACTGTTATGAGGGTTATCTCGCTCAACTGCTAATTGTTCCATTCTCATTGAGATGTAGCCAGCAGCCGCTTTAGCTTTTCTTGCCTCAGATCGTTGTGTCTGATTATCAATGATGTGCTTTTTAGTCGGTGTCAGACACTCGACATTGTTTCCTTTATAATTCATATTACTTTATCCCCAAATGATCTTCGTGCATTATTTGAAACTTCCATCCTTTGTCTAAACAAAACTCACGGGCTGCATCCCACTTAGCTTGATTTATGCCCCATGTCTTCACCTCATTAATATACTTCTTCGTTGGCTTACTGCCATTTCTTTTCACTACAGGAGGTACAGTCTGATACTTAGGCTTGACCTCTATCAATATCTTTTCTTTTTTCTTATCTTTATTTATCTGTTCTACGTAGAAGTCTGGAAAGTATCTGTGAAATCTCCCATCGATTGGACTCTTGTAGGGTATGACAACTTCTTCACTCGCCCACTTCATGACGTGCGGGTGTCTATCTAAATAAGACATAAGCTTCAATTCCCAATGTGATCTATAGATAACATTTGTAGGATCACCCATATATTTTGAAGGGTTTCTTGGTCGAAATTTTCCTTGATAAGCCATGTGAACTCATATAAATAATTGTAATTAGTCTAACATAGTATTTATACAGGGCGATAAAATGAGCGACACAACAGTCACGCCGGCGGCGCACGGCATCGACAGAACAAAAAACGCCAACAGAGGCACACAGCTAATGTTTCCCCATGACATTGGGCATCACGCAATGATACTTAATTTTAAAAAGTATTCATACGGTGGTTCTGCTCATGTAAATCAGATATCTAATGATAGTATTATTCTTCCTTTGCCAAAGAACCTACAGGACAATTTAAATGTTAAAGTTGGAGCAGACGAATTAGGAATCACAGGAGCTATCGCTGGTAGTTCTTTAAGCGCATCATCAGAGGTTCTGGCAGACACTAGCCAGAGTGCCGCTCAAATTCGCAGTATGTTTAGAAAAACTGTAGACGGTGCGGCAGAAGAAGCTGAGTCTACAAACTCAATGCTCGACTTATTAGATAAAAGTGTAGACAGTGCCTTGTTTGCGGCAAGAGCCGGTCTAGGAGCTATTGCACCAGATGTGGCAAAAGGATTGGGTGCAGGTAGAGGCACAGCAATTAATCCATATGCTACTCTTGTGTTCAGCGGTGTTGATCTAAAAGTACACACATTCGAGTGGTTATTATCGCCTGACACTCCAAGAGAAGCAGAGACATTAAAGAACATCATTAGAACAATTCAAAGTCATATAACTCCTGAAATGCAAGGCGTTATAGGTGACGTTAACCCAACAGGACTTGGACGTGGATTATTAAGATACCCGTCTATGGTTGATGCATTCTTTCATGGCATTAATACAGACTTCTTCTATAAATTAAAGACATGTATGGTATCACAATTTAATGTTGACTATACTCCAAATGGTATTGCATTAAATAAAGGCGGCAAGCCTAGTGCAGTACGAATTAATATGATCATGACAGAAGCCGCTATTCACACTAAAGCAGACTACACTGATACAGTTGCACCATCCACAAATGGTAGTCCAGAAAACAATGGCGATGGTTCCAACACCACCGTAGAGGATAGAGCAGTAGACGGAGCGAAACCATGAGTTATTTTAGTAAATTCCCACTGACAAAAAGAAAAGACGGCAACTCTGTTGTAGATATTACTCGCAAGGGTAAATTAAAAGTATCGAACAGTGGTACAGCATATCTACCTTATACAGTAAAAGAAGGCGAGAAGCCAGAAGACGTTGCGTATTATTACTATGGTGATCCAGAGTTAGCATGGTTAGTGCTATCAGTCAATGACATTGTTGATCCATATACCCAGTGGCCTAAGACTCAAAAGGGTCTTGAGGATTATATTATGAAACAATATGCAGAACAGGCAGGAACGACAGGCAGATATGTACTCGACTGGTCAAGAAATACAACATTCACTACCAACATTAAATGGTATGAGAGTAAGTATAATCCCGATGTACAAATTAATCACTTAACTTATGTAGCATCACCTAATCCAGATCCTTCATTTGAAGCAAGCGAGTGGAATGTCATTCGTATTTATGACTATGAATTTAGATTAAATGAAGAAAGACGCCAGATCCAATTATTTAATAAAGCGTACATGGGTGAGATATCGAATTTATTAGAGCGAAAATTAAATGGCAAGTAATAAACATGCTACTGAAGCAGGCTTCTACGAACTTATTTCATTTAAAATAAGACCGATGACTGCTTCGGCTGATGATGGTATTGAATTAAATCGTATCGTTACAAAGTGGCAGATCAATGAAAGTATGTTTCGTACCAATATTAATGGCTCGGCAAACATATTAGATGCAGAAGGCATTATGCGTACTCTACCTATTATTGGTGAAGAGATCGTTACAATAGAATGGATAGACTTTTATGGTGATAAGCAGAGAAAAGAATTCTTTTGTTATGGTGTAGGTGATCTAAGCCCGTATGATAATAAAGATGATATGTTATCGTATCGAATTAATTTCACATCAAGAGAACATTTAACTGCCCATCAAGATGATGTGCGCCAATCATTTGCGAATCAACCTATATCAGATATGGTAAAGACAGTATTCGATACCTATTATGATACAAGTAATAAGACAATCGAAGTCGAACCCACAGTAGGGAATCACACCTTTGCGATTCCGAGCCTAACGCCCGCCCAGACGATGAGTTTCCTCGCCAGAAAAGCCTACGGCGGAGAGAGTTCTACTAATAATTATTTATTTTTCGAAACAAAAGAAAACTTTTATTTCTGTACACCTGAATATCTATATGAAAAGTACAAAGGTATGGTAGAGACTAAGGAAACAATAGACGAAAACAATCTATTATTCTACACAACAAAGATAAACGATGACAACACACCAATGGGTCAGATAAGAAATCAACAAGTCGTATCGAATATTGCATATGGTAATCCATCTAATACATTAAATGAGATCAGTATGGGCGAATACAAGACATCAATGCTAGAGATAGACCTATTAAATCGCACAACGTCTAGGACAATTACTCAACTCGAGGATATATTAGACAATATGCCTATAGATGAGTTGAAGATACCTCATACCAGTGACTTTTTATCTAATTCTATGCCTGTGATAGACGAAGTATACGCAATAAAAGACTATAATGTACCAGGACAAGACAGAGGAATCAATCGTCATTATCCTTTTTATCGAGAGGTAATTAATTCAAAGAAATTATTTATGAACTCAATGAAGAAATATGCTATTAATTGCTCTGTTAGGGGTCGAAACCAGTTGATTCCAGGAATGGTTATTTTTTTAATGGTAGACGTTGTAGAAGTTGGTGAAACGAGAGGTCCAGATCCAAAGAGAGATGGGCTTTATATGGTGACAGATATAACGAATGTCTTCTTTGAGGACTCCTTTGAACAGATGATTAGCTTGACAAAGGGCGGCCTATCTGATACGAATGACCGTGCCTTATTTAGGGAGAAGAGATAGTGGCTGGATTTAGAAACCTATTGTGGTTCGTGGGAGTCGTAGAAGACCGTCAAGATGCCACTAACGATGGGCGTGTGAAGATACGAGCGTTTGGCATTCATACAGAAGACAAGCAAGCAATGCCTACTGCTGATTTGCCCTGGGCGATTGTGCTTGATGGCTCATATGGTGGTGTGCAGAAGATACCTGAAGTGGGAGACTGGTGCTTTGGATTCTTTATGGACGGTGACGATGCTCAACACCCTATGGTAATGGGAAGAGTACCTGGTGTCAATCTACAATTACCTCCTGAAGCTGGTGCGCCTAATGAAGCGAACTATGTGCCTGTTGAGTCTATACCTAAGTATGGTAAGCCTCCTTTACATAGACATCTAGGTGGTGAAGATGCAGAGATTGGACAGGGACCTATACAGGCAGCAAGTCAACGTAATGGTATTAAGAGTGCAATTGATGGCGAAGATTGGAATGAACCACCTATTATATCACCAGAAAAGAATCTTGACAATACAATCTATACCAGTAAGAATGATAATAACTATGTTGTATTAAGTGATAGTAGAGAAGGCGATGGGACGTATATTCTTATCTCACATGCCTCTGGTTCTGCTATACAGATTGATGCACATGGAACGATCCTTGTCAAGTCTTTTGGAGACACTTATAATAGTTCCGAAGGCTTTACAATGAACCATACTGAGTTAGACTCTCATACGAATGTGGGAGGTGACTGGTCACTCAGAGTTGAAAGAGGCTCTGGTAAAGTATGGATTAATGGCGATCTTGATATCGAATGTGAGAACTTTAATGTTGTCGCAAGAGGATCTGCGAATATCGATGCTGCCGCTGGTACGAACATCTCTGGTGGTAAAGTAGGACTCTTTGCTACGAGTGATGACATTAACTTAGCCGCTAATGCCAATATTAAAATGAAAGCTGGTACTGTATTGAATCAGGGTGGCATATATGGACAAGCATTATTTGGTGATGTACATCTTGACAGTTATAAGATGAATCTGTATAGTTCCGCATATACGAAGATACATAGCACAGGTATACCCGCTGTGTCAACACAAACTTTACCTTTTCCTGATGCTGGTCATCTGGGGATTGACATTAATAGTACGACATCTTTGCGTATGAACTCTCTTACTACAATGAATATTAATGCTATAGGTGCGCTTGGAATCAACGCAGGAGCTGCCTTAGGTATCAAGTCTGTTGGTACATTAGATATTGCTTCGGGAGCGCAAGTCGGTATTGGTGCTGGTGCACTTGTGAATATCGACGGTACTCTTGTCAATATTGGTAGTGGTACAGCCTCTGCAACGAGTGGATTAGCCGCTGGTACTGTGACTGCATCATTAGCACCACAGCTAGTTCAATCTGGTACGGCTTCTATACCTCCTTTAAGTATAACAGAAGTTGCCACAGTTGTCAACCCTGGAGATATACCTGCGAGTCGTGTTCCTGTGGGACACACTACGAAAGCTAACTTCAGAACAAGAAGACCACCACCATCTACAAGTCGTATGAGTGATGACACGACAGATGGAGCAACAGCGCCTACTACACCTTCATTTAAGAATGCCGCTACGGCAGTACCATCAAGAAGTAACTATGCGTCTGCGGCAGCACTCGATAACGATCCCGCATTCCAAGAACAACTAGAGAAGATGCTAGAGAAGTATCCAGGCTTGACAAAAGAAGAGTTGTATAGAGTAATGCAAGGTGAGAGTAATTTTAACACAACTGCACTAAATAGTGATAGTGGTGCTACAGGCTTATTCCAATTCATACCATCGACTGCCGAGATGTTAGGTTATACGACAGGTGAGATACAGAACATGAGTGCTTCTGAACAACTTGCTGTATATGATCAATATCTTGATGCGTTTGACTATAGAGGTGGATCATTAGGAATTATGCAAGCCGCACCAGGTTATGCCTCTCGAGGTGATGGGTACGAAGTATACGAGCCTGGCTCTAGAGCATATGAACAGAATCCAGGATGGGTTGGAGCAGATGGTAAGATAACAGTAGGTAGTATTAACTCGTACTACAATAATCAGGCATTAGGATAGAACTATGACAGCTTTATGTGAATCAACAACACCATTGGCATCTCGCTTTGATGCTACGTTGCTTACGGATGCCTCTGATGTATTCAAGGAGATTGATGACTATACGAAGCTAGTTGATCTGAATGCCAATCCAATTGAGCGATTAGATAGACAAACTTTAGTAGATTTAACAAATTCTACGAATAATTTACTTGACAAGATAGATATATCCAGTTATAATACACTTAGTGATAGACATTCACAAGGTCCGTTAACGTTTGTTGAGATAGCTGACTTTATCGTATCTGAGAATCAAGATATCGATGGAATATTCTCAGCAGTGGGCGCATGGTCTCCTACTGTCATGGGTGACAATCTATCAGCCCCTCTGGACTCCTATCTTGGAGACCTTGACTATTATCTGAATACGAATCTAGGCAAGTCTATATCAAGTGGACTCTGTGGAGCATTTACGAATATCTTTGCTCAACTAGGTGGACTTTTTACTCTTATCAATACAGCACAAGAACTCATTGCTGACATTAAGAACTTAGCAGAGAAGGACCCGATTAAGCTTGCGAAATCGATTACTCTGACCGCTGTATTAAAAAAGATTAAAGATACTGTACTAGAGATTGTCGAAAAGGTTATAGCACAACTTATAAAGCAAGTCGAGGGTGTTGTCAATAGCTTAACTGCTATGGCAGGTGAATTAAAGTGTGCCGCTAAGTCTGCATTCAAGCATATCCAAGAAGCCGCTAATCAGATCAAAGAGTTTTTTGATGAAGTCAATAAAGACGGATTGAAGAAATCACTAGAGAAGTTTATGGCGAAGATGGTTGCTCAATTCGAAAGATTGACTGCTGAGAACGTAGCACTTATGATGTTTCGCTTCTGCCAGCTAACAGAGATCATTCAAGCACTACTCACAGCACCAGTTGATGGTATTAAGAAACTTGCTTCTGCATTGACAATCGAACAAGCTGCCCTTAAGAGTGCGGGTCTTGTAGAGACAAAGAAAGCAGTACAAGCTGGTGCATTAAGACTTTCTGCTGACGAAAGAGCGAAGAATATCGAAGCCGCTAACGAGAAGATCAACGAAGAAGCACCTAGTCTTGCAGAGATAGCAGATGGAGCATCGGGTAATTACGAATCTCCTACGTGTCCTTCACAAGAAGAATTAGAACAAGTTGCTGGTATGGATGAGAACGG